GCACCTCAACCGGTTTGCCACTGTCCTTGTATTGCAGGTAGCAGCCGTCAATCGCATCACACCGCATCCATCCTCCTACGTTCCCACGCCGCGAAGAGCGCCAGCGTGACGATGACCATGCCCGTTGAGTTCCAGAGCGACTGCACACACCCAGTGGCCGCCACCACCAGGAGTGCCGTACGCACAGGCGAGGGAGCGGATCGCCAAATCTTCCAGACCACAAACAGGGCAGGAGCCAGAATCAACGCCCCGCCAGCATGAAACGCCTCCAGCCACACGTTGTAGCCGAGATCGTTTCCCCAGCCGACCGTTGACATCACGCTCCGCGCGCCCAGGCCATAGCCCCACACTGGCGACCACAGGGTCTGACCGAAGGTCTCCTGCCAGGTCAAGAGTCGCGGCACCGCTTTCATGGTCCAGAGGCCCGGGTGGAGAAACCACCAGCCCGCCACCCCAGCAAGAATCAGCCCACCAAGACCGAACAAGGCTTTCTCTGGCTTGCGCCGCCACACCCACATCGCACCTAACAACCCGATTCCGAGCATGGCCGTCCAGTTGTGGAGCCACAGGATTGCGACGACCAACGCCCACTTCATCCACCTTCGCGCCAACGGCACGGCTACCAACCACAACGCCGAAAGCGTGTTGGGACGCCCCATCAATCCCGTGAGTTTGTTGGTCGCAAAGAGCGGATCATACCCGAAGTGTTGACTGACCATGTAGCCGACGTTCAGCATCGCCAGCCACACCACACTGTGCTCGATCCACTCCGCGGACGGGCTGAGTTGGATCAACGACCACACCGTTGCCCATCCGATTAACACCAGCAGAATGAGCATCGGATAGCCTACTGGCGGCCAGTGGAATAGCGACGAGACGAGCAACCCCGCCATCAGAACGCCAACGGGACCACTCGACCACGTCCGAAGCCGCCCCCCGTACATCACCACGCAGACCAGCCCGACCGTGGCGACTTGCCACGCCACCGCTTGGGCCTGGGCTTGGCTGACACCCTGCCACCACAGGCAGGGAATCGCTAGGAGGTACGTCCGCACGATCCATTTACGGCTCGTAACTGACAAATGCACTACCTCCAGCACCACTCACCACGACTGTCAACCCGGTCAACAGCGACAACGGCGCCTTGAAGTCTTGCACATAAGTCCCGTTATTCGAGGCCACCCGGCCTTCCCATTTCAGGGTGCCAGCCCCATCCGTGGTAGAGGTACTGTCGTAGATCGCCACTTCACAGGGCGCCGTCGTGCACATCAGCGAGATCGACCAGACATAGACCCCGCGTGTAGACTGCACGACTTCCCGGCCGTTGCCCTCAGTTGACGTCGTATTCGAGGTGGCTAATCCCACCCCACGGACACTCCCCGGTGGATCGGCGAAGGCCGGAGCCGACAGCGCAAGGCTGACGACCCCGGCCAACACAACACTCAACCAGATTCGCCGCATGACCACCTCACGGTGTCGGCTGGCTGGTGTAGACGACGACGGCGTCCGCGTTTCCGTCGAGCGCGGCGAACACCCCGGTCGTAAAGCGAATGGGCGCATCGCTCAAGTCCACGTAGGCAAAGCCATTCGCCGCGGCACTCACTTCAAACCGCCCATTGGCAGCGGTCACATCGTCCGCGCTATCACCGTCGTAGAGCGCAGCCGCACAGGCCGACGCGCCACAGTCCAACAGGAACCCCGTCACTTGTTGCGCTGAGCCAATGACCACCGAGCTTTTTGCCGTAATGAATCCTCCAACAGCTCGTTGAAGGTCTTTGGCTTCCGCGGCAAACACCGTCCCGGCCATCCCCACCACCAACCCCACCACGAGCAGGAGTGTTTTCATTGTCATCCTCCTCATGGCCGGGGTGCTGCGACGTTGAGCAGCACGTAGTTGGGGATATTCGACCGCGCATCCACGACCGCCTGCTGGCCGTAGGCTGCCTCGATCCCGATGCCGAACTTGAAGCGGTAGTCCTGCAACTCATTCTGGTTCGTCGGCAGGACCGCCCAGGTCCGCACCGCCATTTCCGACCCGAACGCAATCGCCCGCTCGCGTTCCACCGAGCTGGAGGCCAACGCCACCATGGCGCCATCGGCGTGGGTGGCCGCCGTCGTTCCTGACCCCGTTGCCGGACGGGTCGCCCCGGTCAGCGTTGAGTTCGTGTTGCCGGTAAACGAGATCACCTCGTCATCGATCAGCACGTTGTTCGTGCCCGACTGCGGGAAATACTCGGTGTAATCGACCGACGTGTCCGATCCACCGACCGTGATCGTCGTGATGGCCGCTGAGTGCGAACCATTCAAGCGGGCTTCTGGCCTGAGGAACGACCCCCACTTGTAGTGGCTCACCTGAATCGTCGGCAGGACGTAGATGATCACCCCGTTGTAGATGCCCAGGGCGCCGGTGAAAATCTTGTTTTTCTCACCGCGAATCCCCGCATCCCGCTGGGCCTGGTTCCAGGTGCTGTTTGACTTTAGCTGGTACTCCGAGACCTCCGAGACGACGATGCCGTACATCGGCCGCTCTTGGCCGTTGTCCATCGCCACATCGAAGGGCAGCGCCCCCAGCGACATCAACTGCAACTTCACCCGGTCGATCTCATCTGGGGTAAAGACGTTCGCGGATCCCAAGGAGGCGACGCTGGCCACGTTGCCCGCAAAGAGCGTCGTCTGCGTGGTCTCCGTGATGATGAGGCGCTCAAACATATCATCATCAATCGTCTTCGCCATCCACTTCGCCAGCGCCCGCTCGGAGACTTTCGCGGCATCAAACACCGCCCGCCGGGTCGCCCGCTTGTTGAACGCCACGGCGTGTCGTACCCAGTCGGCCGTGAGGTCAAACTGCCCCAAGGCCATCGTCTCTTCCGTGCCAGCCAACGTCGTGTTTCCCGTGACGCCAGCGCGTGCCAGGGGTCGGAAGACCTGGACGTGAATGATGTCCCCTGGGCTTTTGGTAAAATCATCCCTGCGGATGATCGGCTTGCCACTGCCTTCCTGGCCCTCGAAGTTCGGACCCCAGAAGGTCATGCGCTCGGCATCGGCCCGAAGCCGTGGCGTCCACAGCTCGGGGATCGCGTTGTCGAGTTCGGTCACGGTCGTGACATTCAACTCCACCACATCGGTGCCGCCGGCGATGGTGGGAATCCCCGCCATCCATGCCCGGAGGTGCCAATAGACAGAGAGAAGCCACGACTTCAGTAATGCCATCATGGTTGCTCCGTGTTAGGCAAATTTCCCCTTGAACTGATCCTCTTGGTACTTGTCCTGCTGTTCCGGCGTGAGCTTCAGAAACTCCTCCGGCGAGAGCTTCCCCGTCGCTTGCGGTGCGGCCGCGGATGACCCACCGCCAGCCGCGGCGAAGGTCGTGCCCGCCCGCGTGTCTGCGGCGGACGCTGCACTCGCCCCCACCAGCAACTTCGCCCGAGAGTAGGCCGTGTACTCCGAGTTCGGGTACAATGGCCGACCAGCCTGCGAGAGCCCTTGGGCTGGATCCGCGAAAATCTCCAGCGCCTTTTTGTAGACCGGGTGGTTGTGATCCATCGACTCCGGGATCTCCGTCTCGGCCTGCTTGAGCCAATTCGCGCGCTGACCCTCGAAGGCGGCATACGCCTTCTGAGACTCTTCGGCTTCCTGCCGTTTCTGCGTCTCCCACGCCTTGATCCGATCATCCGCCAACTTCGCGGCTTCCTCCCGGCTGATCCAGAGCTGGCCATCGCCTGTCTCGCCGGCACCCGCGTTACCACCACTGGCCTCGTAGATTTTCAGCCGGTCTTCCTGCTCCTGGTTCTTCCGAGACAACCCCTGCACGCTCCCCTGGAGAGAGGTTTTCTCTTTCAGCAGGGCGTCGTTCTCGGCCATCAACTGCTCGATGGACTTCACTCCTGTCGCACCCTGTCCAGTAGAGCCACCACTGGTGTTCTGGCTCGATTGGGCGACTTCTGCCATTTCCATCCCTTTCAGTTACCCCGCTTAGTATCCCGGGTGCGGGTCCGGGGCGATCCACTATGCCAACAAAAAGGCGACTGCAAGGAGGTAAGGCTCCTTACAGCCGCCTAGGACTTTTGCTGGTCAGTCGGGGATCAGCCGACTGAATTATTACTCAATAAGTCATCGCATAAAACTCGTAATCCGTGAGCCAACTTCCGTTTGGCTCATGGTCGGCACGTCCAACTTCTTCAACTCTGATTCCGCGACCTTCTGCATTTGTTCAAAGTGTGAACGCACCGCGAGGAACTTCCTGGCCACCTCCACCGCAAAGCAGATGTTCTGCCGGATGTCCTTGTCGAGATTCGTGTCAAACAGCATCCGCTCATAGCGTGTCGCAATCTGCTGGTGGTACGCCTCAATCCTGGCATAGCCAGGTTGTGCCATCAACTCCAGCGCAGCCCGGGCATCGGCCAACTGCGAGCGATACCCTGAGCCGTTATCGGAGGGCGGGTTGTCCGGCTGGGCGTCCATTGCCTGCTCCTGGTTGACCTGCGGGCTGTCCATCCGTCGGCTGTCCGCCACCCGTCGCCTCCCGAATCAATCCCGCGAAGATCGCCTGCTGTTGCTCTGGCGGCATCTTCTGGATCGCCGCGAGCAACTGGTCTTGCTGCAACGATTTGATCTCCTCAACGCTGGGCAACTTGACCGACTGATCGAAGGCATCCAAGACCGCCTGACGAATCTGTCGCTGGATCTGTGGGACGCCTTGCAACAGCGCATCCTGGGCGAACCGTTCAAAGATGAGGATGGCAATTTCCTGTCGCGCTTGGCGGTTCATCGTCATCGAGTTGCCGGTGGACTTCAGGCGCTTCGGACGAGCCAAGACCTCCAACGGAATCTGTACCCCGGAAATCTGTGTGATGTTCTGCTCATTGACCAACCCCGACTGCACGAACTCCCGATCAATGAACGTCACTTGCCGCTCGTTGGTATCCTGGAAATCGGTGATGAAGTCCGCAAACTTGATATTGCCTTCCTGGGTGATCAGTTGCTGGCCCCCCAGCGTCTTCACCGACCCGGGTAAGGCCCCTTGCGTGTTTCCGAGGTTGAAGTCATTGATGCCAGTCAAGCGTTGCAAGACGCCGATGTAGAACTGGATGAACTCAATGGTGAGCTGTTCTTGGGACTTGGGCAGCTCAAAGGCGCGGATTTTATTGATGCCGCCAGGATTGAGTGGGCCCCAGGTTGCCCCGGTGCCGAACTTATGCAGATCTGGGTCAAACCCAGAATCGATCTCATACAGGGTCGGAGGATTGCCGCCGATGGACTCGCGGTTGTTGGATTGGTTCATCTTAAAATCCACGATGTCCCGAATCCCACGCGAGACATGCGGGAGCCCTCGCCCCGTAAACCGCCCAGGCATTTTGAAGAGTTGGTAGTGTGAGAAGGGACGTTCTTGAAACTTGGAGAGGCGCCAGCCGAGGAGCAGTCGCTCACGAGGCGCGACCATCGCCATGATCTCTTCGTCGATCCCGTCGCGGTCCACGTCAAAGCACCCGAAGAACCGCCAGACCAGAATCTTGTGCCGGTACTGCGGGAACTGAATGCCGGCTACCAGCCCCTTATCCAAGTCGGTGTCGAGGTGGGAGGGAATCCCCATGCGCAAGCGCAGGAGCAACTCCTCGACGTTTTTGAGCTTGCCGTCAATCGGATCGCCTTCGCGGGTCTTGAACCAGGAGGGCGATTTCCACATCTGCACCGCGAACCAGTCCAACTCATTCACGTCAGGCGTCGTCGCTTCCTCTGGCCAGATGCACTCCAGGATGCGCCAGGTACGGATCATCGGCCCGTCATAGATCGGTGTCGCCCCTTTACGTTGAATCAGGAGTTTCTTGAGCTTGCGCCCAGGCACCAGCGGATCTTCTGGCACCGCATCGGGCGGCAGATTGGCCTGGTAGAGAAGCGACTGCCCGTTCTCGCCGGTCAACAACTCGCCTTTGGCGTTCTGCAGGACACAGACTGTCGTGGCGGTTTGCTGGTACTTCGTCTCAAAGCTCGTCTCCTCAATCGCGTCCCCGTCGATCACGACGTTGCGGTGGGTTTCATCGCGCACCTTGCGAATTCGCATGGAGCGCGTCAGCGCATCGTGATACCACTG